CCGAACTAAACCTCGCGGCGGGGCACGCCGAGAGGATAAACGCTTGCGGACAGTGTGTCAGTCTGGCGAAAGCCAGCAACGCTGGTTGAACCAAGAATCCCCCGCCTTTAGGCGTGGGGAGTGTCAAATTGAATCTAAAACTTTTAGAGCCTGCTCAACACTGTTCACAACATGAACCTGAGCCTGCTGCTGTGCGTGCCAACGCACTTCATCAGGCGTTAGAGCCTGACGACTCGGTGGTTTACTTCCGTCCTTCACTTCTAAAACAGTCCATTTACCCCGAAAGCTAATCAGAAGGTCCGGCACACCGTCGCCGACTCGCGCCAGTTTTGGTTCGACCGACGCCCCTGCCGCGCGCAATGCGCTGACAATAGCTGGCTGATTCGCATCAATATTGGCGGCACGCCTCATTATAACACAGAAAGTTTACTGGTGCTTGATTATTTGCTGCAGTGCTTGTGTATGCGCGGCAACCTTCGAAAAGTAGATGCCGAGCGCAGTTCCTTCCAACGTGAACACGGCGAGTGCACCCGCTATCCATGACCGAGTGCTGTTCTTCACGCCTTCCAATGTTCCGACTCTTGTCTCGACGGTTGTGATCTTCTCGTAAAGCTTTGGCATCGCACCCTGCTGCCCATCGCCGCCGAACAGCCACACGTTTGTGGTGTGCGTGGTTTCCTCAAGACGGCCTAAACTAGCAGACATCTTCAGGTTTAGGTCGTGTTGGCTTTCCATGAACCAGGTGAACTGATTGGGTGACATTGGCTTCCCTTCGTTTAGCACCGTGCCCGCCGGGGATTAGGCTGGCACTTGCGCCGACACTACCTTCATTATACCGCGCCCGTGTGACGGGCTATTGGAACATAGCCTCGATAACGTTGCACACCGAATCCCCGTAGGCATAGGGCGTAATAGTGCCGAGAGTTGCTGGCAAAACGCCACCTGCTATGGGATTCGCGGCGCGCCCAAACGAAGTGCTTATTCCATTGGCAAGTGCATTGTAGGCAACCGCTGCTGCTTTGCCATATAAAGAACCTGCGGAAGCTTGATCGGAACCCCAAACAAACCAGTAGCTTCCCGGTGGAATGGTAATAGCAGGAAACGATAAACTTCTTATGACCTGCGATGCGGAATGTCCATCCAAAGGCCCGGAATCTACAATTTTAGTGTTTCCGTCAAAGGAATAGATGCCGACAAAGTCGTTGCCCGTTCCAGAGGCCGTTACGACGAAGACCGACACGCTTGTTATCGTGATGGACTCTTTCAATATCAAGCGAGCAACACCAACCTCGTTTGCATTTCCGCGACTCGCACCGCCGACAGTTGCATAAGACAGACTAACGTCCTTGCTTCCAAAGATAAAGCTATGCGCTGGGTAAGCAAGCGCTGCGAGAATGCTTGCAACTGTCACGCCATAATTGGCCCCGGCGCGCGCGACCGGCAGCAAATCTGTGAGTTGTGCTGCTGAGGACGCTAAGCTACTTATTTTTGTATCCGCCATTTTGTAAGCCTCCTTGACTTTTACTTGATTAAAAACAAAGACTGCGGTCTCCTTCTTAGTCCGTCCACTTCCAATAACCACCGCAACGATGGAAAGTAAACGACTGAATCGCTGCGGACGTCTTGTTATCCAAGGTGGCGAAAGCAAGAAATAAAGTGGTTGTGGCTGGTATATTTCCGTTCTGAGACCCTACTTGAGTACCATCAATCAAAAAGATTGCATTCACACCGTCCCAGCGAATTTCAAAATCATGAGTGTTCGTGTCTACGTGAGATGCGGTAGTTTCTTGATTCACTGTCTGATGTGTCGCGCCTGTCTGCGTTACACAAGACCACTTCGTATCCACTCCCGCCGAATATCTAAATCCTACAATCGCCGCTGCTGGAGTGTCGGTCACGTACGCGGGAGATGCTGCAAATATGCTTCCCAGACCGAGCCACATACGACAATTTGTAGTCTGAGTAAGCGCGATCCTCCATTTTATGCTTCTGTGAATGCCAAGAGATATATTTCCGGCAGTTGTTGAACTCGCTCTTCCCTGTACTAAAGAAGCGGACGGGTTGGCAGTTCCTGTAGCTAACGTTATACCAGAAATTTCTGTGCCGGTAGCCACTACTCCCGTAGATGTAGTCGCAGAGTAACTCCAGAGCATTGGACCCTGCGCCCCCGATACTGGAATTGCGGCTGAACCATCTGCCTGCAAACTATATGCAGGGATTGACCCCGTTGAAGGTTCCCAAGCACTGTTCGCGGCACTCCAACGATATAGTTGACCATCAAACGGTGCTGTCGTAGCTATGTTGTTGCCGCGCAGTTGAGAAGCGTTCGCATTTCCAAGAGAAGTCAATGTACTGTTTTCCCAATCGCTGTTCGCTGCGACCCACGATAACACATCTCCATCGCTCGGCGTCATGCCAGCTTTCACAGCGGTGCCGTTTATTTTCACCACAGTGCAGGATACAGCGCCAGCCACCGTGGTGACATCACCGGTCAACGCGGGAAACTCTGTAGTTTTTAATAGAGACGCACCATCCAACCCAGCGTAACCGCTGGCGACGTCCTTGTTAGCTGTGAGTTCAAGTCCAAGCGCCGATGCTGTCCGATTTTCCCATTTACTATCTGCTGTCTTGTACGCCAGTATATCCTTGTCTGTAGGAGAAGAAATGGTGACATCACTGTCACTCGCCAAGGTACCAGAAGAAGTGGAAACCGCAGGACTCGTCATCTGATAGTTCGTGCCATCAAACGAGAGTGCTACGATTTGCCCAACGACAATATCACCGGAAGCAAGGTCAATAGTCCCATTCTTTTTTATTGCAGTAGCACTTCCGCCATTTACAGCGATGGTCGAAGCACCCGTATTGGCGTGCGCTGCCTTAAATAACACTTCGCTGCCCGTAATAATGGTGGGCACAGGAGATAACGTCACAACATACGCATTGGCAGCGCCAGTATCAGCAGAATACACATAGGCTTCCTGTTGCACTGAAGAAATAGAAGCACCCGACCCACCAGCGCCCCACGTGCCGTTGCCGCGCAGCACCTGTGTAGAATCATTCGGCGGTGTTGGGACAGCGCCGCCGACAGTTGCTGTCATGGGTGGCATATAGGCGGACACATCACGAGGCACGTCTGGGTTGGGGTCTGGTGCGACCGCCTGCCACTTTACGTTGCTTGCCCCTGCTGGGGCTGCCGGGTTTGTGTCGTTGTAATTTTTTGGGTTTCCCATAGTCTTTACGTTCCGTTTATCAAATCATTAGAATCACTAAATGTTGCGGTCACACCAGAGACTGACTCCATAAATATTCTTGACACGCCGTCTTCAAGAAGAAAGAAATCAAGACTCTCAAGCAAAAGATACGGATACTGAACTGCAACCACAACGTTGCTGTATTCCGCCCCAGCCGTTGCACTGGCGTAAGCTGCCGCGAGTTGCGACACGCCCTCCGCTTTGACACCATAATCTTGTCCAATGCCCACTGTTTTAAGCCGTTGCTCATAGGTTACGTCTGCAACCACAAAGTCAACCGTATCCGTTGGATCAAGCAGCGAATAAAACGCTTTCCACAGATTCATCTCAAAGGGCTCGCGCTCCATCCACGTCGTGTAAAGAGTTTTCTCGGCAATCTGTCGTGCGATTGTTTGCGAGAGCGACGTATTTGAAAGATCAACCTTGGTTTCATTCAGTGACTTTACCACACGGGAACTGCGAATCTTCTCTTGGCTTCCATGTTGGTAGTCAAGTGTGGGGTCGATGTAATCAACAGTTACAAGACGAGGGGCATCCTGTTCCTGTATAATAGTTTTCTTGACACGAATGTTGTCGCTCTTCAAACCAAGATCGTCCTGCGGAAGAGTCAGCACGCTTGGATGTGCGCCCCGCCGAATAAATTTGAGTTGAAAGTCAGACTCCGCCATATCAAAGAAAAACGCATCTTGAAGTTCCTTAAGGACGGATCTTCCATCTTTTTGGTCTGCTATAAGAAAGCCGAACGGTGTTGCTGTAGGGTCTGCACCCGGCGTCGTGGCGATAGGAAGAATAGGCGATTGCGCACCATTCATCATCCAGTTTAAATTGAGGCAGCGCGCCCGAACGTGCTGTCCATAATCAAGCTCTATGCCATATTGTCCGACAACTGGAAAGTTTACCACGAAGGTGCTCAACGTGGTATCTAAATAGGGAAAGCCGCCGGGGATTCCGCCCGGTTGCGGATTTGGATCAATACCTGTGCGATTGTCGTTTTCGCCCATGTCAATGTTTTCGGCCATCATTATGGCGTAGCCCTTGACCGCAGTCTTGGTCATGGTCTGACCGCCGTTGGCCGTGCTGAACACCATTGGTCCGCTCACACGGGTTGCTCCGTTGCCAATGCCAATGACTACTGCGTCGTTTGAAGAGCACTTGAAAGTGTAGTTACCGGCAACCGCCACATTAAGTGTGCAGCATTGTGTCATCACCCAGTTTGCTTGTCCGAAGTCACCAACATTGGCTGGAGTCCACGGTGCAAAGGCGTTGCCGTCATAAGTTGCTGGTCCTGCTCCACCAGAAGTAACTCCGACGATGTTCATGGGCAAAAGATTAAAGCTATCCAGCGACGTCCATCCGGGCAAAAATGAAGTATAGCCCGGAGCCGGAAACACAGCATAAGTCGAATCGGCAGGGTATGGGTTCCAGAGAATAGTTTCTGTTGGACGCATCTGGTACGTAAGTTTCGGGGCGGGCAATGGTCTGTTGAAGTCCGCACCCGGATATGAAAATAGAAAGGGTGCGCCACAGTTGGCTCCTTGGTAAAAATTGACTACACCTCCTTGCGCCAGTGTCAGAGCGGGTATGCCAGACCCATCGGACTGATAAACGTCAGCGGCAGTGTTCACAACAGGCAGAAGGTCTAGCGTATCAATATCTGCTGGGTCTATGCTGCAGCGTCCGCAAACATCTGCGACAATGTAGTCAACATTGCCTGTTACATTCGCATCTGTTATAGATGGATTACTCGTACCAAAGGAAACAATACCGCGAATGGAAGGAATTTGACTATTGAACGATGTTACATCGAGGTCCTTCCAAACAGCGTAGATCAAACCACGAAATGCGGACGTATTGTTCACGCCAACGGCGGCAAGAATGGTTGGGTCAACATCTTGAGTATCGGTTCCCGAATACAATGTCGGACTGGGATACGCCTGCCCGCCAGCCGTTGCAACGCCACCTGTATAAAGCTGCCACGGGTTCGGCTTCGTGCCGGGTCTAGTAGTTGCAGGTGCAGGGAATGGAAGTTGATTGTAAGACACCACACAGATAAAAAAGCGGTCTCCGCCCTCTCCCGAATTAAAGCGAACAATAGCACCAACGTTGTAGACAGTCTCCGAATTGAATACTCCTTGGAAGTCCGTAAACTCGCCCGTATTGTCGTACAGGACAATGCTGTTTCCCCAAATTTTTGCTATTGTTCCCGGTCCTTCTCCGAAGGCTGCCGCAAAACTCACCGTATAGGTGTATAGGTTCAAGGTGTGTGTAACGTCATTGCTGTCTTTGACAGCCACGGCTGTTATTTTTTCATTTAGGCCGCCGCTCCAAATGATGTTCGCACCAACAGAATTAGTCCCATACCCTATCGGTATCGTAACACCATTAGAGGATGAGCTTATGGATAGGTCGAGTAGAGCTTGGACCTGCAGTTGGTTTACTGACATTGCTTCACCTTACTTCGTTTGTACCTGCTGCCGACCGGCAGCGCTGATTACGTTCAGGCCCGGAATATCAGCTTCACCTGCAAAATTGACGATGTTGCTAAACTTTTTGGAACAAGTACTTCTCACCTTATCGCAGCCCGGTTCTATTTCAAAGGTGTCTCCCGGCGACGGTGCAAAAGGCAGAGGAGCGCCACCGAATAGGCCGAGTATTGCACCATCCCATGTTGCAATCTCGAAGCTATATCCATTCAACACACCACTGGTAAACGTGATTAAGCCGTCATTGAACCAACCTGCTGGTGCAGGTAAATCTGGCGTTGCTGATCCCACCATCTCCAAGCCTTCAGCAATGGATGGTTCACTAAATGGAATGATGGTCAATGCATCCGGTGATAACTTTACAGTACCGTTTTGCACCCAATCTGCACGATTCAGGCGGCACTTGAAATGGTTGTGCGGGTCAATGCCTTCTGCACCGCCTCCAAACAATTCAGCACGGCATGTCGGCCCATAGACCTTACCGATTTGAGTGGTAAGTTTCTGTGTCAGCCCACGTAATTCTGTTTGCCAACCACCGACTCTATCCAAGATGACATCTCCAATTGTTCCGGAGAGCATCTTTATAGGACCTTGCGTTAAGTCTGACCAGTTGACTGTGCGCAGTTCAAACGTAGCATTGTCATACAGCCGGGCATTTACATCATGTTCGTTTATCCCTGCATCGTTTAAAAATCCGGTAATGGCACAGTTGCTTGGTGAGCCGTCGTCCTTTAATTCAAGAGCACTTACCGTAAGGCCGTCTGCAGAAACATACAGGAACACAGTTTCAAAAAGAGATGGATTCACACCCTCGACGGAAGTGTCGTAGAGTAGGTTCTCATCAAAGTCTGTAAAGTACAACTGCACTCCGTCCGCACGTGCTATCTTAAGAAGTCGACAGAGGTTTGTCGTCTCCTGCGTGAGGTGTGCCGTCAATCCTTGAGATGCTGTTTTCATAGTCGGTGTGCTGTTTCATGGTCGTGTGACTGCTTCCATTAAGTCAAAATCTTTACTTCTCGCAGTTCAAAATTCGGCCAAGTTATCAATGTCAAACCGCCTTCAACGTAGGACTCTTCGATCTGTGCACGTAGCTCGTCGCTTGTGAAGCGCACTGGAAAATGAAATTGAAAATCGGCTGTGATGATGTGCCCCGCCGCTGGCGGGGTCGCAAACGAAACGATGCCTGTAGTGTAATCAACAGTCCAAATGGTAATAGGCGTCTGGAGCGCGCCGTTATCATAAATATTGACTGTGTCTGGAAGCGGATTCCCCTCGAAGTCAAGCACTGAGGATGTTACCGGCTTAAAAATCGTCCGAACATAGGTTCGTCCGCCGCTGGTGTAATTGCGAACCAACTGAAAAACAGTCGTAGTGCCGTCTCCCGTGCCAAGGAGTTGACCGGTTGCGTTGAAATCTCTGTGGTCCTTAAATCGAAAAGCGTCTGCCTGCCCTCCGACTACGAGAAAGAACGCATGTACGGCATCGAAGTATGCTTGCGGTTTGCATTTAAGGTCAATAGTCCACACACCACGCGTATTCTTCCAATTTCTGTTGCGTTGCTCATCCCCCGAGAATCCCTCGTTCACGCCGGTAGAGAACGTTGGACCTCCGGATGCGAGGAAGCCGACCGCTGTTGGAAACTCGCTCTCGAAGAAACTCATGGTTTACCCATTCCTCTTAGCCATCTTTGTAGCAGCCAAGTGTGCTTTTGTTTGAATCTGGTTCTGCGAATGCCCGAAACTGCTGGCATTCGGCGTGCTTATGTTCATATTGACCGTAACGTTTTTTCTGTTGGCCATGCGCCCCGCATCAGGGTCCGCCATCTTCGTGACCTTCTCGGCAATCGGTCGCGGTAGAACCATTTCCTTTTCGTGAACTTTAGCCATGCCCGTTTTGGGCACGATGCCACCCTGTTCGAAAGCGGCAAACGACAGTGCTTCAGCAAACATTGAAGCACCGAACGCGGGCGCACCCAAGTCGATGGGCCACGGAGCCAGTGAAAATGATGCCACGGCGTTTGCTCCAGCAAGTCCAGCGGCGGACATGCCGACAGTTTTATTGAGAGCAATCTGCGTGGCCGCATCTGTAGCTGCAGTGGTCTTTGTCACAGTGCTCATAATGATGTGCTGCAAAATCCAGCTTTCCACCATCTTTAGTCCTGCCTGAAGCATGTCCTCAGCAATACCCTTGGCGACACCCTTCATCGCCGCGCCGAGGTTCTTTCCCTCCACAATGCTCTTGGCGAACGCAGAGTTTACGTTGTTAAGTCCCTTGACAATATTCTGCTGTATCGCTTGCCCGAGCGTTTTCGTTTCCATAACGAACTGCAGCATCCCAGCTTTTGCCCCGGCGAACATGCTACCGTTGGCCGCCTTAAGTTGCTGCACCCGTAAGTCAGCTTCCATCAAAGCCTTGTCCAGAACCTTGACATTACCTCCCTGCTGCAAATAGCCAGCAGACATCGCCCGAATAGCAGCGAGGTTCGCAGCAGCTTGCTTTCCGGCATCCTTGGTTCCCGGCTCCAGCGCCTTTGCCGCTTCCTCTTTCGGAGCGACTTCACTGTGTTGCATGTCCGCTTCTTGGTGCTTGAGGTCGAGGAACTTCTTCAGCGCTGTGCCCTTCAACCCAATACTGGTGGCTTCCTGCCGTGCCGCGTGGTCTGCCTTCGCTTCCCATTCCGGCTCCGCACTCAGCAGGTCCAAATAATCTTTCGTTGCGGCGTTCACCTGTTCCTGCTTGGTGATCGTCTCAGCGCTTATCTTTTCGGCCAGCGCCTCTTTGTTCTTTTCAAGTGCGTCGGTGTCCGCCAGCAACGCACGGGTGTTCTTTTCCAAAAGGTCGGCTGCCCGCTTTTTCTCTTCGTCGGTTGCCGTCGCGCTCTTGAGCAGTTCCTGATATGCGGACCCTTGGTCAGCCAAGGCTTGCTTCGCCTTGTCAAGTCCGAAGTCCAAGTCCGCCTGTGCCTTCCCTATCTTATCGGTGGCAGCGGCGGCGGCGTGCATCTTGTCCGTCGATTCCTGCATGCGGTCGGAGAACGATTCCAGCAGCTTGCTGGCCTCCGCCGATTTGCTGAACGCCATGTTCGCCAGCGAAGCATCATTCGCGGCGGTGCGCATTTCCTTCAGCGCTTCCACGGCCTGCTTGGTTCCGTAGATGCCTTCCTGCCGTTGCTTGTTGGCGAGCTTCTCAACTTCGGCGGAGACGGCTTGCTGGCGTGCAGCCTCTGCACTTTCCGGACCGAGAGCCTTCAGCGCCTCACCATAAGATTTCGTGACGGTGACAGCCTGCTCATCAACAAAAGCCTTCGTCGTCTGCGACAAGTTCATAGTCGCAGCAAGACGCTGTTTCTCAAGTGACGCTTGCTTTTCAAGATACGGTATCTGTCGCTGTTCGGCGGCAGCCAGTGTGTTCGACTCCGCTGTGTTTTCTTGGAGAAGGTCTTTTATATTCTGCTGTGCATTTGCCAGTGCTATACCAGCCACACCGCCAGCCTTTGTGTTTTGGTAAACCTTCAACGCGGCGGAAGCAGCTTCATCTGCGTCAGCAAGAGCCTTTGCTCTAATGGCAGCTTTCTTATCAGCATCCTGATCAGCAGCCGCTTTAGGTTTTGCTGATGATAAATCTCCACCAAGTAGATATAGAGGATGCGTTATCGCTAAGGATAACCCTGTGTTAAAGTCTGCGAGCCACGGAATAATCCATCCAGAAGAGACCTTCAAGCGGTCCCATGACATGGATAGTCGTTCCTGCGAAACTTTGAATTTTTCTTGATTTGCTACAGCCTCAACCCCGATTGCCGCACCGAAGACTTTGGTTTCTGTGGACCATCTTTCAAAACTTGCCCGCCCCTTCTCCAATTCTGGAAGAAGCTGCTGAGAAACGCGCATACCAAGAAGTGCAGAGGCTTCTGCTGCTCTTTTGTTCGGGTCTTCAACCTTTGAAATGCCGTCAGCCAATTGTAGAAAGGCCTCGTAGGGATCGTGTGAGGTAACGCCAAGTTCTTTAAGAATTGAAGTTGTTCGCTTAGTGTCGTCGCCGCCGTCGGCAAGCGCCTTACTGAAGCGTTTGAAACCACGTGCCAGAGATTCTATTGGAAGGTTAACAACGTCGCCAGCCGCCTTCAACGTTTGAAGGTGTTCAATACTTATACCAGTTTTTGCAGACAGCAAATTAAGCTGTTCTACAACGTCCGCACCGCCCTTTGCAAGTTCAACTAAACCAACGGCTGCACCAACTGCAGCAAAGCCAAGGCCGCCAACCACGCCAGCTATCGCCATAAGCGCAGGGGCTCCGCGACCCGCCGCAGCGATTGAACTTCCCATTACGTTAAGGCTTTGCGTAAGGCTGCTTACAACACCTCCTAGCGGGCCAAGACTTCCAGCGAGCTGTGATCCTAGCTGAGAGAAGCTTGCGCCAAGCTGCGAGAACTCCTGACGCAACTGTCCGCTGAACTGTTTGGCCGCATAGGTGGCCTTGTCACATCCGCCTTTGAACGAAGCGGTGTTAAGACCTAATTCCACACCCAAAAATCCGAGGATGTTGGCCATTTCAGTTTTACCTCATATTACGTTTCCCGGCTCCTTGGAACGTTCGGAAAATGTAATACTTCTGCTGCTCCGGCGTCATTTTCGTAAGGTCCGGTAGCGGCTCTTCCTTGTTCATGCTGGGAACAATGTCGGTCGGCTGCTTTGCCTCCCGGTCCGGGTCACCATAAGCCGTGTTGTGTATCGCGGCCCAGATGAATCCAGCATTCAATCGTTGTCGGTCGTCTGCCATCTGCTTGCGCTTCAGCAGCACGTCATACTCTTTAAAATTGAGGTGCCCGATTTCTTCTTCAGGCAGCCCCAAGTCGAACTTTGCGATGGCCCAAAAATCAACGAGCCTTAAGGCTGTGCCGGTGCCGGGCTCTCTGTTAAAGGGAGGGCAGGCTCCCCGGCGGCATTTGCCGCCATAACCTTTTTGAACGCCTCGACCTGATCGGGCGGTAACTGCGTGATGAACGCCGCAGCACAAGCTTCCTTGGCTTCCTTCGCCGTCGCAATCGTGAGATTGCAGCGAACGGTTTGCAGTCCTTCGAGGCCTTCATACTCCGGGTGGTTTTCCTGCAGAGCGGCCCACAACAGAACCGATACGTTCTTTATGGTTGGATTGTCTAGGATTTCTCCGATGTCCATAAGCATGGACTTGCCCAGAGTTTCTTCGACCAGACACAGGGCGTTCCAGTCGTAGGACAAACGGAAGGACTCCTTATACTTGCCGCTGGCGTCCTCATACTTCAAAACAAAAGGAACTGCTGGTGTTATCCTTCTTCGTAATGGCGTTTTCATAGCCCTTTATTTCCCCCTTTACCTTTCCATAATATCAGGTGCGTGTTACGCCCCATAGTAGCCGAGGCGTGCTGCCCAACCAATACGTAATCTTTCCGAGAATGCGGCGGACGGAATAAAGACATGCGTTCGCCCCTTGTTAGCAAGCCCCATCTTACGGGCATTGTTCCGCGCAGCCTTTATTTGAGCGTCAGTTGCCGTCTTGCCGAAATTATTGTTATTTACCGGAAAAGCGCCGTAAAGCCCCTGCCTTCAGGCATGGGGATATAAGGCGTATTCCGCCGCAAGGCGGAAAGTGTTTGCACTTCGCACAAAATCGTGATACTATTGTTGCATGGTGAGGCGAAAACCAAGCCAAGCCTAAGCAAATGTTGCACCGAACTAAACCTCGCGGCGGGGCACGCCGAGAGGATAAACGCTTGCGGACAGTGTGTCAGTCTGGCGAAAGCCAGCAACGCTGGTTGAACCAAGAATCCCCCGCCTTTAGGCGTGGGGAGTGTCAATTCCTGTATGTGCCCTCCGCATTCGTTCACGCGTGGCAATAGAATGGTGCTTGCCCGTCATAGGACCGACAGCACCATGATGACCGCCGAAACCACCGGCGGTCAGGTTGTACCCTTTACCTGTTGATGAATGAGTGCCGAGGCTGGAGATGTGCTCTCGCTCGCGCGTGTCGAGTTCCTCCTGCGAAGAACAAGTACAGAGAACCGCAAGCGAAAAGGAATCCACGCCATACTTGCGAATGGCACGGCCAATCAAGGTGGTCGAACCATTCCTAGCATCACGAACGTGTTGCTTCCAGCGCCGCGCCAGTGTCAGCCGCGTCTGGCCAACGTAGAGTTTACCGTTGGCCAGATTCGTCACTAGGTAAATGAGCATCAGCCCATTATACCACAGAAGCTGCTTAAGAACCGGCGGAAAATGCTATCGGACCTGTTATTTTTAGCTTAAGAGAAAGCGTCGCTTCCTTCTCGACCGGAACCGTGCGGTCGACGGAAACAACGAATGCTTTGAAGCTGAACGTGCCTTCCGATACCGGGAAACCGATGCCCGGAGGAAGGACGACTTCCCAATAAACCAGCGTCAGGTTGTTGAAGAAGCCGAGGACGTCCACTTCCGACTGATCGTTCGGAATCATGTTTCCCGTGAGGGACAGATCGCCAGAATCAATCAGCGTCGGCAACCACTCCTTGAATTGCGAGGAGTTCATGTTGGTAACGTCTTGAACGTCGGCCTTCGAACCGCTGAAGCCGATGGTTTTGATTTCGTTCAGTTCCGCGTATGGAACGGACGGGGGGTTGACCGAATACTTCAGGACGGTTTGCCGACCTGCAAATGATTGAGAACCATTATACGACATTGTTATGCTCCTTTACCGCGATTTTACCGCAGCTTTCGCCAGCCCCTTTTACAACAAACTCTTAAGCTACATCCTGATCGATGTAGACAAATTCAAAATCTATGTGTGTGCTATACTCCGTCCCCTTGCCGAGGTTCTCGGAGAAGTCAGCTTCCATAAGGCAGGCTGCGCCCTGCACTATGCATTTCCCTGCCGCGTTCGGTCCGAATAAACTTAACAGGAACCGGCGGACATACTTCGCAAATTTCTTGGCTCTGAAATACGTCGTGCCGTGGCACGAAAGTCTCCAGCGCTCCGTGGTCAACGGGCCTGTGCCCTTCATCAACTCACCGGCGGTCGGAACGCCTGATACCTGACTCAGCACGACATAAGGCATCGTCGGCTGGTCAATTGCCTGCGTGGGGAACACGCCATTCGTGCTATCCGGACGCGTAGCCGGAGTACCCAGCAGAGTGACCATGCCGGGGTCGGTCGTCAACACGTCTTGAAGCGCTTCGACAAGCACAGTTCTCCCCAGAATAACTGTTTCGTGTGACGGGTCCTACGGCAGAACTTCCGGCCCTTTAGGACTCTCGTCCGCCGCCTCTTCGACCACCGAGGCGAGCCGCTTTATCATCGCATCAAGAGCAGTGCCCTTGGTCGTTTCCCACGCGCGCGTCATAAACGGGTTCTTGCCCATTCGGCTGGTTCCAAACTCAAGGAACCGGGCGACCGTGGCGACCGCGACGCGGCCCACCTTCACAGCCCGCCCCTTCGCATTCCGAACGATACGGTAGGCCCCGCTCATAAAGGCCGGATAGTCAACCTTCCCCTTCGGACCGATGAAGGCAGAGCCGGACAGTTGGTCACGTGCGATGCTTATCTTCGTGCTGAAGTGCTCGGCAAGGAAGCCGCTTTCCTTCGGCGCTTCCCTCACCATACTGGCCTCCACGGGCGCAGCCGCGTCATGTAGCGATGCTTTGAGACCCTTCTTGGCAACGCGGTAGGGTAGCTGCTCCAGTGCGTCCTGAAGCTCCACAAGCCCGGTAATCTTTACCTCTTCATCTTCCATTTTAATACCCACCTGTGGGCGATAGTCAAGGTGCTTACATCCAATCGAATCATTGGCTCTCCTTATGGTTGTGGTGGCAAACTGTGCAATTTACGCACGGGTCAGGCTAGTCTTCTACGGTTGACACTCCCCACGCCTAAAGGCGGGGGATTCTTGGTTCAACCAGCGTTGCTGGCTTTCGCCAGACTGACACACTGTCCGCAAGCGTTTATCCTCTCGGCGTGCCCCGCCGCGAGGTTTAGTTCGGTGCAACATTTGCTTAGGCTTGGCTTGGTTTTCGCCTCACCATGCAACAATAGTATCACGATTTTGTGCGAAGTGCAAACACTTTCCGCCTTGCGGCGGAATACGCCTTATATCCCCATGCCTGAAGGCAGGGGCTTTACGCCGTTTTTCCGGTAAAATGAAGACAGCAAACCTGAGGTCGGTCCAGCCGACAAAGTGTGATTGAGGTTGTCTTTTACAGTCAACCCGGTAATAGCCGAACCCGTAGAGAAGTACAGCACTGTGGCATTACCCGACGTAGGAGAATACGTCACCGTCTCAGTCGTCGCTCCACCAGATTGCGAAACGCCGTTCCCGCCTACGTACACAGGTGTGCCACGGACTTCTATACCCGCAACATTCCACGCAGCGGAAGTCAACGTACACGTAGCCGTACACGTAGGTGTCAATCCAGAACTAGCATATCCAATGTCAATACTGATAGGCTGGCCTGCGAGGGCATTGATTAGGACAGAACCTGATAGGGACACGTTCTGTGTGTTGGCACTATTCGTTTGAGAATAGTTTCCATCTTGCAAAAGGAGTCCCGAAATGAGTTGCACAGGGACTAGACAATCCGCACAGGAAAAATGTACGGTCACTGGTCCTATTGTGCTGGTCGCTCCCGTACCCGATGAGGGTGTAGCAATACGCAGGTACAGTGTAATGAGATAAATCCCACTGACAGACGGTACGGCGATAGTAGTCTGCGGAACTGCCGCCGTTTGATTCTTCCCGTCAAGGACTAACCCTACGCCGGGGTGCAGCGTGCCAGCGTTTGCATCATAGACAACGATTGCGTTGTCAGCATAAACTTTGTTTGCCATAAAGTGTCTCTTCCGCCCTTGGTTTCCCTAAGGACTTGCTCAACTACCCGAGGATTTTGCCTCGGAGTCCGTCTCTTTTCTTACCCTTAACTGCCGCAGTTGCTTTCTTGGCGTTTGCTATACAGGCTGCCAAAGCAGCGCCCGTCTTTAATTTTCCTTTTAATGCCGCACTACGATGCTGACGTTGTTCGGTGGTTAATGTCCAACGCTTCTCAAGACAGTTTGTATTTCCTACCAAAGAGGAACTCATATTTTTACGGGCTTCTTCAGAGGGTAGAGGGGACGGTCTGCTATTCTCTCGCTGTTGCTTGCGTGTCGCCCAGCGAACATTCCCAGATTCATAATGACCATCGTTGTCGATGCGGTCTATGCTCATACCCTTGGGACGTGAACCAATCTCTGCAAACAACTGCGCAATATCGGTGAATCTGAACTCTATGCCCCTACCGCCGTAATCTTTCCATTGCTTACTTTTGGGATTGGTACACCGTTGCTTTGCCGAGTGGTATGAATTGTATCCGGGGAGAGTATATACCCCGCCTTTCCATCTACCGTTGTTTGCGCCAAGCCTATTTATTCCTGTGCTCATGTGTCCTCCTTATAGGACGAGCAGGCGGGGATAAGGCCCCGCCATACTCTAGCCCGATGTCGCTAAACACCGAGATACTAAATTACAAAAGTGCCTCGACCCTTATCGAGAGGTCGTACCTACCGTCTCCCGTAAGCGTCGTGATTGTGAAGAGATATTGCAGGTTTGTGCTCGCCTTGCAGTTTGCGTAAATTACCCCGCTGATGCTCGTTCCAGTTGCATTGATAGAAGAGACAGGTGGGGTAGTAGGATTGCTCGTCTTGACCACGCTGTCACTGTTGTTCGTATACTTCGCCTGAAAGCCCGTAGTCCCGCCGAGGGTAAACCCCGTGGAGTCCACAGTAGTAATCGTGGCGACGTATGATACACGATATAGCCCTGCACCCGCAGCAGGGACGGCATAAATCGTAGTCGCTGCGATGGAAGCGGATTGTGCTGTCAAGTTGCTAGTTGCAACTACGCCTGCACCACCAGCGTTGACCCACGCTACCTTTGTTGAGGTAGAACTGAGTATTTGCCCAGCGGTACCAACGGAAGCCGAGCCGTCTGTCAAGGTTCCTTGAACAGAGAGGTTCGTTAGTTTAAGAGCACCAGAGAAGTCCCCAGCAGTCCCGTTACCCACGGCCAACGATGCTGCACCGAGGCGGGAGATGCTAGAGTCAACAGCGCCAGAGCCAGAACCTAATGCCATGTGACCATCGTCAAAGACATCAAATACGTCATACGTGTGGGCGTGGTTCGTCAATCTTACCGCAGGGGTTGTCCCAAGATTGTCTGGCGGGACCATGTAAACCATGTTGTGCGGAGCGGTGTTAAGCGAGTAGTCAACGACCAAAGCAGCCAGAGGAGAACTGCTTGCGCCAGCTATTATATTAACCCCCGATGCTGGGTGTGCTGTTCCGTAGAAACTAATGGACAACGCTGACCAATGATAGTCCAGAGGGGTTGTGGCACTTTGATAAGCTAATCCCAGATTGATTTCATGCCCAATACATGACCATGTATTGAACCCTCCATCATCTGCAACGCTATTACTGGCCTCAATTTTTGTGCCTGCGGCCAGTGCGCGTGCCTGAAAGTAAGCAGCTTCGACATAGCTCGTGGTCGATGCCGAAGCGATGCAACCCATTATACTTTGTACAGAGAATGCTATGGAACTGGGGGGGACAGTGACGCCTCCATAAACCGCAGTGGGAATAGCAGTGCTGCTTGTGAAATTGACACCTTGGATGGCGGCAAATTCCGTGTTCATTTTACTGCCATTCACTGAGACGTTCAAAGCAGGGATGACCGTGGATGCCCCAAATACACCCGTGTTGGGGTTGAGAATGTTGATGCCATACGAGCCAGTTGTTCCCGTGTGGGCTATGTTCAGTTGGCTTGTTCCATCCGTGCCTGAACCCAAAACATCTTGAATCGTCCAAGAATCCGCTATGGAACTCGGCCCAACTGAGTCCCACGCGGTACCAGCAAGGGCCAAGATAGGTGACGATTGGTTGGTTACAGGGGTAGATGTGGACTGTAACTCTACAGTGAATTGCTCATAGGTTTTCGTACTATTTGAATGGTTAGCAGAAATAGTGTAGGAGCCAGTTGTCGGTGCTGCCTTAGTAAGCATGGCAATGTCAACAACATCGCCGGAATTGTGGGTATACGTCAGAATCGTGCCAGAGACGGCAGTCACCGTTGTTGACCCATCAAAGCACATAACTCCTACAACCAAAGAATTTGCGTTGAGGGTGGTAACGTTGCCAGTCATGGGGTCAGTGTAAGTGCCCCCTGTGCTGATTACTACGGTTCCAACTCCACTCACATTTAGGAAGGTCGCTGCGCTTATAGCAAGGACCTCTAATACAGCGTCACTCACAGTAATACTGGTTGCGGACTTTGTTGCCGAAGAACAAAGCCACATCTGACCCGTACCATAAAAAGATGAATTTCCGCCGATTTTCACATAAGTGTTACCACCCGATGCCCCGTTATCTGCTAAAGTTCCGTTCGCGTCGGCACAGTTTGTAACTACAATCACGGCATCGCCTATATTGACGTTTAGCGTCATGCTTAGGCTGTGAGTGGTCATACTTGCCCCTGTAGTAGAGGAGTTGGCATTAGTCGCACCAAGGCCCGATGTAATAGGGTTGGCTATGCCGGGTGTAGCCGCCGTGATGTTCGCCCACGCCCAGTTGACTGCGGAGGTCTGGTTGAATGTCGTGCCGTTCGTGCCGTTGGAAAGGGTGAGAGCGCCAGTGGCATTTTTTAAATCAGACCATTTACCAGAAGTAGCGATAGCGGCGAGAACAGGAGTTCCGCTTATATCTGTATAAGCTGGCTGCGTTGCTGTAAATGTTTCAGTTGTCGCATCATAGCTGTTTATCCATTTGCTAGTGACGGCTGCAAGGGTGTGTGGTACCTTTCCGTCCGTGTAGCCTTCCGCGTTTGACTGAGCCGTTGCGGCGGAGCCGGAGGCATCATAAGCCGCGTTCGCACGCGTGACTTCAGCGGAAATCTTTGTGTCCGTGTAGCCTTCCGCGTTTGACTGAGCCGTTGCGGCGGAGCCGAAAGTGTCAGCACCAACATCGGTGGCAGATAATACAACAACACCAACGTGTCCGTTTACTGACTTTACAGTCCCAGCATTGGCGACGGCTGCATCAAGCACCACCATATTATCGTCGAGCAATTCCCCGGCGGTTGCGTCCTCGCGCCAACCTACGCCCAGTGGTGCGAAAAGATTAAGATGAAGGTTAGGAGTTTGCACGTGCCAACCTCTTAGCTTTCAGCCAGTCAATGTACAGTCCGGCGTTCTTGTTCATATCAATCAATGCTTGCACTGTCACTTTCAAATCAGCAACTTGTTTAAGCAGGACAGACATGTCGGCGTCCTTGCCATCTCGTCCCGGCTGACCATCACGTCCATCCTTTCCGGGGATGCCGTGTTCACCACGTTCTCCTCGTGGCCCTATAACAGCCACACCCGGCGGCCCTTGTGGGCCGGGTACGGTTGAATCCGACCCGTTGCGACCATCTTTACCTGCAAGCCCTTGTGGGCCGGGTACCGTAGACGGCGCACCGTCGCGCCCCGGCGGCCCTTGTGGGCCGGGTACGGTTGAATCCGACCCGTTGCGACCATTCAGGCCCCTTTCACCGCGCGGGCCGACAATTGACACGCCCGGCGGCCCCGGCGGCCCTTGTGGGCCGGGTACGGTTGAATCCTTACCATCAGCGCCGTTCCTTCCCGGCATACCCTGTGGGCCGGGTACCGTAGACGGCGCACCGTCGCGCCCCGGCGGCCCTTGTGGGCCGTAAGCACGGGCAGTGGCGCTGACCCCCAAGGAAAGGTCATTGAGGCAAATAAGTGAGCCGTCCGCCGCAACCCACCATGTTTCTTTGGTATCGCGGCAGTAGTAGCAATCGCCGGGGACGTATCGCCCCCGTTGCGGGTCAAGCAAGTTGGCCGTCAATATATTTTTCAACGCCATTATTTATCCGTTCCCAACAGGTTCACTGTGAAGCTGTTGACGCGAATCGTTGATTTCAACTGCCATGATGCAGAGCATCTTGTTGCGTCCGTCCGGATTCTGAACGGTGGTAATCTGAAACTGCCGTCCCTGCCACCATACCTGCAGTGCGGACGTAACGCCTGTGTAAAGTGGTGCCAGCCCAACGTTGAGCCATACGACACCCGTACTCGGGTCGCCGTCCTCAGTGAACTCGCCTTCAACTTCTGACCAGTCCGGTTCAATCGTGCCTGAAAGTCCGCCGCCGGACTGCGCTTGCTGAAGATAGCCGTTCCTGTCTCGGACCAGACCCTTACCAAGGTAAACCGTGTCCGGCTGCCAAGCCGGTGCAGCCCCAATGTATCGCAGGACCATCTGATAAGTGTCGACGGTGGTCTGCGCGTTCGCGGCCATCGTTTCCATACCACTCATGGGCTCAACCGAAGCCCATACTTGCGCGTAGAGAGTGTTATTGTTGAGGTTGATGCCACCGGCGGTGTCTTGAACCGGACTCACCTTCACGAGATCGATGCGATGGCGAAGCTTGCCCGAGGCTATACGTCCGCTTTTCCAGTTGATAGACATCGAGCCGCACCTCCATAATAGCGTCGCGGTGTGACACGCTTAAGCGCCCCAAACCCAGCCGCAAACGCATGTCAAAATATCTCGGAGGCTCCTTTTTCTCAAACCTCGTTTGCATTGTGGGCAGTCACGATACCACATGGTTGTTCTTCCGCGTGCTTCATTTCGTAAGCTTCCAAATATTCTGCGGCCAGACGAAGGATTATGGCGTTGTCCTCTGCGTAGCCGAGCAAAGCGTTGCAATTCCTGTGAACTAGTCCGCGTGGACGTTTGTGGCCGTGCTTGTGGTCAACGCAGATGTTGTATGTGTCTCCAAGAAGAAGAGGTCTGTGGCAGATGGCGCAACAACCACCCTGCTCTTCGAGCATTCTTTTAAAGTCTTGCTCGGTCATTCCGTATTCACGTTTAAGACGACCCTTCCAGCACATCCACTTCCACCATTCAGGGTGGGCCTTTCTAAATCGTTTTGTGGCGGCCTTAGTTTTCTGAGCAGTTCCTAGTTCGGTCATTGTTGCATTATAACCTATCCACGGGTCGGTTGTAAATCCATGATGCGCAGCGACCAGAGAATCATCTTCACATGCTGCGGCATCTCTTTCATATTCGCTTCAGTCAGTGATTCGCGGTTCTCATACCACCCGGCCAGAAGCTGCATGATGGCAAGCTTCACCCTGCCCGGCATCGGCTGCCTTCCGGAGCCCTGCGCCACGTCGCCATCAATCGGTGCTGGGTCAGTGTCCGTCGAACCGAAGCCTGCCTTAAATCGAATGCGGACTGCATTCGGGCAGTAAAGAACCGGTGGCCACATGATACCGGGCATGGGGAATATTCTGGACGGCTCCGACACATTATCAAGAAGAAAATCGACGTCCTGCACCAACGTTTTGTTTTCGCCCAATGGGTCTGTGTAATCAATAGCAGCAGAAATCGCGGGCGGCATGTAGAGCTTAATCATCTGAGAATAGTTCCACAGAGTTGTCGAGTACATCGGCAGAGCATAATAGCTGGGCGGGTAGGCCATCTGGCTCATCACCGTGTCGGTGTAATAAGGAAAGGAGTCCAGCGTCTGTAGATAGCCCTTGATGGCGAAGCTCCGGCTGCAGAAGTTCTCGCACGATTCACGCGCAGCCATGATGAGCACACTTATGAGTGCGTCGTCATCGCCAACCGTGACTCGCAGGAAGTTCTTTGCCTGCGCCAGTGTTACTGGTTCGGACGTCGGGTCCGTTTGAACGATTATCCCTGCCATAAGCTATTCCTTCTCGGGCTCTTAGGTCCGCGAACAAATCTGACAACAGCGCACTCCGCCTTCGGCTCAAGAGTTGCCATTTCAATACCGACCGTGGCTGCCGGGCCGCCTGCATTTTCTGCCTGCAGAATCAGTTCCTTTTTTGAAGGTACGCGCGTGGCACGACCTTCCCGAATAAGCCTCTCGCCGACGAAGTCGTGAACGTCCTCGACACATCCTGTTTTCATCCGGACCAGCATATAATAGTTCCCCCCTACGGTGTCACGGAGGTGTTCCGGGTCAGCACTCCTCGATTCTTATGCCGAAGGAATGCGCTCGTATAACATCAGCCTCGTTCCATTCAGCCTTATTTGGATGGTTCAGACCGTGTTCATCGCTTCGGTTAGACCTCCATGCGTGCTTATGGCAATAATGTTTACCAGTCTTGGTCTCTGTTACAAATCCTTCTCCCATGCAGCCCAGCACATCACACTTGGGACACGAAGAGCACAACTCGTCGATTGCTTCATTCCAATGTTCCTTGCAATACAGTCGACCGGCAGCATCTGCCTTCCAGCCAACGTGATTGCAGCCAGCAATACAGCAGAAGATATTATCTGAAGCCACTGAGAGAACTCCTCAATATGAACACGTGGGTGTGACGGCAAGAAAGAAAAACCGGAGGCACGGCTTGTTGCGCCATGCTCTCCGGCTTTAGGACTTCGTTCTGCCAGCGATTAGCTGTGCATCACGAGGGCGTTGATTGGGTGCGTGCCAGCGTCGACCAACCGGCTGTCGATTCTGCTGAAGCCAATGTAGGCGACTTCGCCGAAATCCGCAAACCGCTCGTCCAGTCGTGCAATCGACAGGTCACGCACCTTGCGGGCGATGAACTTGTTGAATGCGCCGAACAGCGCCACTGTCGCTGAAGGAGCGATACCGGCGATGGACTGGTTGATGACGTAGGAGTAGCCCGCAACTTTGTCGGGCTCGCTCTCACGGACAGAAGGCACCCACAACGGGCGACCGAACTTGTCGATGCGCGTTTTCAGGTGAGCCAGCGTCTGGTCATTGAACATGAACTTCGCGCCGATACGGTAGGTCGGGTCGACGGAGTGAATCAGGTTCACGATGTCCTGATAGCCGATGCTGTTTACTCCCGTGTTGGCGACGATGCCGTCGTTCGCACTGGAACCGGCTGCAGTCACGGCAACTGCGCCGGAGGCTGCAACTGCGGGCACCAAGCCGAAGGGCGCGTTGGTGCCGGAGCCCTGCGTCAGGTAATATTCGTAGCCACGAGCCAAGCGGATGCCGAAGGCTTCCTTCAGGAACGCTTCGAGGCTGAATGCGCTGTCCTGCATCAGTTCGAGCGATACGCGGACGAGGCCGGTCGAGCCCTTGAACGCGCCGAAGGTGATCTGCGAAGCCAGAACGTTGCCAGCATCGTCGCTCGGCAGTGTGCCGGTCGTCGGGTAGTTGGCAGCGGTGCCTTTGTCCACAACCTGCGTGGTTTCGGACGTCAGATGCCACGCCTGATTCGTGTCGTTGCTGGTCGGATAAGGCAGAACGTTACCGGTCGCCGTTTCCATGATGCGAATGGTCGTGCCATCGAGCAGCGGGCAAAAATACTTGGTGGCTTTTTCGATGTCCTGCACGAAGCCAGCCGGGACAAAGTAGCCGCCCAGATTGCCTTCGGTGTAGGTGATGCTCTGCGTGCCAGCTTGCTGGTCGCGCTGTTCTTGCGTCATGTTGCGGAAGGCAACCTGAGTCTGGTCAAGTTTCGACAGGAGCTCGGGTGCCGTGCCGCCTTTGCAAGAACCACGCGAGCCGGGCTTGCCCTTAAGCAGCCACTCGCTGTATGCGGAGCGATATTCCTCGGCGGTCGACGTTCCGCCACGCTGTTCGGTCGGAAGAGCACCGTTCGCGGCAGCCAGTTCGGCAGCTTGCTTGTCGGCGAGCTGAATGTTGGCAATGTCCTTGCTCAGCGTCTCGACTTCGGCCAGCATCCGGGTAGCTTCGGAGCGGGTCTCGGGGGTTTGTTTATCGGCGTTCAACAGAGCAACTGCGTCGGTGTGCAGCTTGGCGCGGTCCTCCATGATGGTTTTCAGGCGCGACATGGAAAAATCTCCTCTTGCCCAATAGGGCGAATTTGCTTCTAAGTTGTTCGGGGGTTGTCTACTGCGAGAGTTGCCCGGAACAACCTTCCTCGGGCAGGGAGCGCCTTGGCGGCGCATACATAGTCCCACATCGGTGTGACGGGTATTGAGGCTCTTTCAATACCTGACCGATTTTTTTGGAAACGTGCTAAGCCTTCCAAATACAAAAGCTTGCGCCTACAGTTTCTCGGAAATGTAGTCCGATTCTCCGAGAATATTGATGAGGCGAAGTTGCTTTTCCAGCCAACCCACATGCTTCTGGTGCCATTTCAGCAAGTGCTCGAACAGGTTTCTGGTCGTGTCATCCATCGCCTTCTGTGCGACTTGAACGGCCTGCTCATAGGGTCCGACGATGCCCAACTCTAACTCCAACGTGTTCTTAATCATGTCGGTAACGTTGGTGATGCGCACCAGTTCAGGAACTGAATAGCTCGGATTGCCGTTGAGGAAGAGACAGCGCTTTGTTACCAGCTTAAGGTAGCAGTGTGCGTCGTCCCCTATCCCATCGAACTTGCATGCGAGCTTCGGCACTCCCATAAACTTCAGTTGCTGGGTGTCCAGACGACTCTGCAGGTTCAATTTACCCTCCGCTGACAATGCGGCCTGAAGGGTTGCAATTACTTCGGCGTTTCCTTGCATGACTTCCCCCTAAGTTAACTCTTCAAATTTGCGAACACGATTGGCGGGGTAGTTCCGCCAGTCGGGTCAAACACTTTTGCATCTGCGCGCATGATGCCGGTGTAGAGCGCCACGCCGTTCTCAACGTATCCGGGCACCTGCCACTGGCGCTTAATAACCAGCTTGGAAACGCGAACGAACATGTAAGACAAATCGCCGAACACGCAGAAGGACCCATCAGCCTGTGTTCCGAGCGACGGATTGTATTCTGGCAATGACGGTGAAATGTAGACCGGCTTGCTCATAAGAACTTCCATGTCCTTTGCGACATTGAGCAGCGGACGGCCATTACCATCAACAGCCTTACGAACTTGCTCGTAAGCAATGTCGTTCATCAGCCACGCACACTTTGGAGCAGCACGGTGATAGCGGTCCACCAAGAAATATACATCTTCGATGTCATCGAGAACAACCTTGCCAGTGTTCGCGGTGACCACACCACTGTCAGATGCGCCGGTAAGCACGCCTTGTGGGGCGCTGATGCCATTTCCAGTCACGAGGTCCTCGCCGATGCCGCGCGCGAAGCCAACACCGTAGCCGAGTGACATGAGCAGTTGAACGGTCTCAAACGAGTCCTCTTCCAACTCGACCGATACCGGAAGGCTGGCCATATACTTGAAGCCGTTGAGGATAGTCGTGGCGGCCACAGGAGGGGTCAGGGACGGCGATTGCACGCCCTCAGCGACCTTCACAGCCTTGAACGTGCTCAGATCCCATCCGGGGATGTTGTAAGGCTTCAAGCTGCCATTGCCGGACTCAATGAGCGTCACAATGTCCTTGTTTAGGAGCGGGTCGAACTGCTTCATTCCGGTGACGACGGAGTCGTGGAACTCTTGCGGAACAAGAAAGCCGCCTTCGGGACCAGCCGTGTAAGCAGGTGTTTGCGCACCGGCTTCCATGTACGTTACCGTGCGCATTTCATGGCCCTTGAGAAGGTCGGAGAAGAAGCGCTTGCACTCATCGTCGATCTTTCCACCGATAGCACCGGCAGTCAGAGCCTTAATTTTGGCGAGCAGGAAACTCAAGCGGGCTTCGTCGCGCTTCGTGACTTCCGAGCGCTGCGAGACCTCATTTGCCTCGGCCATTGCCTTGAGCAATTCTTGCTGCGCTGGTGTTAGATACTTGGACATAGTCATTCCTCTTCTTACCACGAAAATGTTACGGGCTTAGATTGCTACCGCTGCCCGGAAGCGAAGTTCCATCTCTTCGATTTCTTCCTTGCTCATACGGCTGTCAGGCTCGTCCATACCTTCGGACTTATACATCGCCTTCAGCTTCGAGATGGCTTCAGACTTGTTCGGCCCGGCATACTCATTGCCCCGGAACCCACCGTGCAGTGCTGCCCAAGCGTTGCCCATGAGGCCGTGGTCGGGCGTTCCGCTTTCAGTGCTGACGGGCAGGTGCGTGGTTCCATCGCTCTCGGTCACGAGATACTTGATCGAGCGGTCCTCGCCGGGGACAATCGGTGCCGGTGCATACTTCGCAACGGAAGCCACAAGTTTCGTGCGGGCTTCGATGGCCTTGTCGGCAGGAAGTTTCACAGCATCAACACGGTTAAGTGACTGAGTCGCGTGGTCGGCGGTGTGCGTCGGCAGCTTCCAAGTCTCTGTCTTTTCTGGGTCGCCCGCGTGAGCGAAGGCGCGCAGAGCAACGTGCTTGCCGCCAACCAGCTTCGTGCGAACCTCGCCGATTTGAGGCATGGCGCGGACGGCTTCCTTGCGGATTTCAACGCGCCGGGCAGTCTTTAGTGCCCGCTCGTCCTCGGTGTCATTGTAATCCCACTCGTTCTCGTCATCACCGTAGTAAACGTCCTCCGGATTGACCATGCGGTTCTGGCAGATGCAACGCTTCTCGCTGCAATCGCCCATACTGTCCATGCAGCGCTTGGCGGCCTCTTCCTTTTCCTTCGCGGCGTCGGCGGCGGCCTGAACGGCTGCAGCGGCTGCGGAGTGACCATCAGCGGTATTGGTGTGCTGCTCGGCGGCTGCGGCTGCTTCCTTCGCAGTAGCAGTGTGACCGGCGGCAATCGCGGCAAGATGCTCAGCCTTTATCGTTCGGATTTCCTCGAACTTCGCGACGGCACGTTCGGACGGCACCCACTCTTGCTCGACTGGAACCGGAGTCCCGAAAATGTATTCGTCGACGTCGTTGTCGTTGTCAAGATCAGGCGCGGCCACATACGGAATGCGGACATACTCGTTCGGTCCGGGGCCGTAGTTATTGCAGGCAATCACGCTGTCATCGTAAGTCGCGACGATGTAATACATGCCGTAGTTAGAGCAGCATTCCCCGCCGGTGGTCGGCTGCGGGAATTTCTGTGCAAGACACTTGCTGATACATTGCATGGTCTGCTCGACACTCTCGTCTCGCTTTTCGACCGGCGCTTTCACGCCGCGCTTCTCAAGCAGATTGGTAATGATGCTTCTGATTTCAGGGGTCACGTTTTCGCTCCGAGCCTGCAAGGATGTGTTACTATAAGCAGGACGTGTTACGGCAGAAACGTCGAAGAGGTTTACATCCTTCAGCATTCTGGAAATATACCAGTTGCCGCGCTCGTCCTTCGCATCGGTCCAGTCGTCACCGTTCGGGCCATTCGAAGTGAATGCAAAACTGCACTCGTTGATGTCGCCGCGCTTCACAGAAGCGTGCAGGTCGCGGTGCGATTGCTGGTTCGGGTCAAGCTGGCAACGGAAGAAGAGGCCTTTTTCATCAGCGGTAACCACCAGCGTTCCGGCAGTTGTCCGGCCAAGCACAACATCGCTCTTCATGCCGTGGTTAAACAGGCAAACCACGTCCTGTTTCTCTGCCAGAGCACGCGTAAAAGCGCCAGAGGAAATCGTCTCGCGGAACCCGCCGAGGTCCTTCGATGGGGTGTTGAACCGGGCGGCATACCCTGTGAGAACCATTTCGATTCCTTGAGTGTCGCCAGCGCGCAGTTCTGTTGCATAACGTCTTTCGATTGACATATACTTCTCCGTTGTTTCAGGTATCTGTGACAGGCTCCGCATTCCGGACAATTTATCCAGCGCGGCCTTCAGCGTGTTTTCCAACGCCTTGTTGCCTTCCTTCTGAGCTTCGTTGTGATGCTCGACCAGCACGTCATGTGCGATGCGAGCCTGCCCCTTTGAAACCTTACCACCCGAGAGCGCCTTGTCGGCCACACTGAAGGCGTGGTAGGAGTCAACGTTTCCTTCCTTCAGAAACTCGTTCATGTGCTCGGCTAGAACTTCGTGGTCAGCAGCGACGTGCCCGGCGAGCGAAGTGACCGGAGCACTCTCTGGGGCGTGCGGCACAAAACCACCGGCCTTTTTAACAGCTTCATTCTCGTGGGGAGAGCTTGAACTTCCGCTCCCAAACTTGCCGTCTGGGTCACGCGGCTGGTCCTCGGAGAAACGCTCTTCAATAGGCATAGGTGTCCCTGTATTATCGGGTATGTGTGACGGGTGCTTACTGCTTCGGCGTGCGGGTTCCAAACAGCACCCCGCCGTCGTCAAAGACCACCTTTACCAGCGTGGCGTCCTTCGGGTCGCACGGCTCCCACTTGTCATTCAGGTGTGACACCGTCGCTTGCTTGCCGCCCACCACTTCGCGTGTAATCATCAGTCCTCCCCGGTCACATAGTGCTTGGGTGTAAGTCCGTTCGGCCACAGAGCATTTCCGCTCTTGGCAACCTTGTCGACCGCACGATACAAATCTCGCCAGCCAGTGGTGCTCTTCTCTGGGAATTTTCCGGTGGTAACCTTCACGCTGGCTATCTCTGCGAGCGTTTCGTGCATAGCTCGCTCGCCGTCCGCCGATTTGCGACCGTTGTCAACGTAATGCTTCCAGTAAGCTTCACTGTATTTCGTGCAGCCGTCGCTGTCATAAAGCTTGAACTTATCCTGCTCTAATGACTTCTGCAGCAGCGTGGTCACCGGGTATTTGTTCTGGTATTCAGGCTTCACTTCTCCGCTAGCCCTGAGCACACCAGTGTTCGGTTCTCCGGGACGACCGAACAACTCGTCGCCGGGTATCTTCATCAGTGCTTGATGCTCGAAGTTGTAGGCGTTGAGAGCGCCTTGGAACCGTTCGTGCTCTATCTCGTGAGCAAGAATCGCGGGCACATAGTCAGCATGCGTGGCAGTCGAAATGATGGTTATCTGTCCGGTCGTCAAGTTGGCATAACCTCCAGCATTGAAGTGCTTGCCGCCAACATCGAAGCCTTTAGGGTAGACACTATCTTCCTTACTAAGCACCTGCACGCGCTCGTAGTTCATGTCCTTCGCCGTGCGTTCGACGACCTTCTCTATCTCGGCCTTGTGCTCAATCGACTGTTGCTTCTCTTGCTGAGCGGTCCACTCTTTGTAGACGCTTCCGTTCTTCAGTTCCTGAACCTGTTTATACAGGTCTTGATGGGCCGATGCTATCTCTGAAAGTTTTTGTAGCTGTTCGCCGGGTTTTCCGCCAGTCTCGATTGCGGCTGCTTGATTCTCAAGGTCTCGCATCTTACTCTGCAATGATTCGACCTGCTTCACCTCATCTGGCTTTTCCTGCGCACTTCCGCCACCGGCTGCGAATCTGCCGTGATCGTCGCGTGGCTGGTCCTCGGAATAACGTGTTATAATAGGCTCACCCTGCGGACCGAACTCAGTGGTATTGCCGCCGGTGAGCTTCACGAACAGCGACTGACCGTTTGACTTATTGATAGTTATGCCGTCGACCTTGAATGTCTTTCCTTCGGTTCCGCACAGTCCAACATACTTCTCGGCAACCTCCGGCTTGACGTATGCGATGGTGGCATGTGGGTTATATTCAAAGTCGGACGGCTTGAACGGACCTTGCTCGGCAAGCTGTGCATTGATGCGCCGCAGATCCAGCGATATGACAGGGGCCTTTATTACTGCCGCACCATCCGAATGTTCAGTTGCCGGAAACATCTCCGTCTTGCCCAGCATCGCCTCGAACGGCTTCTGCTTGGAGAGGAAAGATGCGATGCTCCCACAGTCGTTGCCGAAGAAGCCGTAGCGCACTGTTACGTGGTTCCCCTCGACATTCTTTCCCTGCCCTGCTAAATCCTCATCTGCTATAAGCGCGCGGACAGCCTCAATCGCGTCTGCCGCCGGGCCATCAGGAATGTCTGCCTGCGTAGTTCCATACTTGTGGGCGACCGGCTGCTGGACCTCGGCGCGACCGACAACGAACTCACCTGTATTCTTTTCGACCTGACGCACACGGTCGTCCCACAACTCCACCATACCCGCGTCCTTGGTGCAAGTCACAGGAAGCACGCGACCGATGTTCGCAAGGCAGAACTCTTGAATCGCTCTTATCTCGGTTTCTAAATCTACGCCGGTGAGGTCTGCAATGCGAGCAGTGAAGATGCGGACGTCCTTGCCCTCGGCGAGTGCCTGCTTCACACGCTCAACCATTTTCGGAACGGGCGCGCCGATGACACCTAAAGCATGGGTGCCGTCTGAAACAGCGAGCGTGCCGTCGAGATCGCAACCATACCAAGGTGCTGGCGGCGTGTCGTCGAACCTCAGTTGCTCTTCAGACATAGCTTTCTCTGTTGGTAAGCAGTTCGTCAATACCTTCGTGGTTATTATCGAGGCTCGAAGGTGATGAGCAATTCGCGGCGATCAGGATTCAGGTAGCGGTAGGTGGTCGCGCCCTCTTCGTTCAGTGCCGTCACGAACACAAAGCCCTCGTTCATCGCCGCCTCCATCGCCTCCTTGACTTCGGGTGCGTTGGAGAAGCGCTTGGCCGTCTTGCCGGGCGCTGGCGCGGCAGCAGGTGCTGCCGGGGTGCCGGGCTTCGCGGGTGCGGCAGCAGTCGGCGCAGCCGCTTGCGGCGGGTGTCCCAGCTTCGCCATCGTCTGCTCATGCTTGTTGCTTACTTGCGCTGCGGCAATCGCATGTCCGTGCGCCTGCTCTGCAACCTTCATGTTTGTCTTTGCCGCGACCTGTGCTGTCTCCTGCGTCATCTGCGCGGCGTGCTCTGCGACGGCCTGCTTCGACTTCGTGTCAAGGTCGGCTTGGTCTGATGCACCCAGCTTCTGTGGGTCACCAGCGTCCTGCATGTTGATCGGTTGCCAGAACGTCTCGCCCACCTTCGGGTTATCGATTGGATTCATGTCCTCCAGTTCGAGAATCATGTTGGTGTTCAAGAAGCCCCACTGCTTGCCCTGTGAATAGAAAGAACTGCGGGCAGCCGCGTCCGGATACATCAACTTCCGGGTGTCGAACTTCGCAAAGAACTTACCCGCCGACCGGCCCATGCTGGAGAAGAGCTTACGTTCAAGCTCCTGCTCGAAGCGACGCAGCCAAGGGTGGAGACAGTATAGCACAAACTCGATGCTGCTCTGTTCAACATTCGACTTGCCACCCTTCTCGGATGCACCAATCATGTGTGCGGGAACGCCGAATATCGCGGCGATCTCTTCGCGCTCGTGCTTGCGAAGCTGAAGCATCTGACCCTCTTCAGGGGTCGCAGCAATCTTGGTGTAGGTGACACCATTCTCAAGGACTGCAACCTTGAACGCGTTCTCGCCGCCGTGCGCCTCAGCGAACGAACGCCGGAGGGTTTCGATTGACTTGTCCTCCAGCTTGTTCGGCATCGTAAGGATGCCTGAAGGGCGTGCACCGTTTCCGAAGAACTTAGCTCCATATTTTTCAGTGGCCAAGGCAATGCCAAAAGCCTGCCGGGCCAGCCATACAGTAGACTGTCCGAGGCGGCCATCGAGTGACAAGCCGGGGACGTGAATCATGTCCTCCGCAAGCACCAACCGGCGCAATCCGTAGCTCATTGATTCCGGGTTCTCGTTGACCGTGTAACTGGACGAGTCCATCATCGAATCGGAAGTCTCGTACATAAGCGTCCCGGCAGGGAGGAGGTCACCTTGAAACGTGATCGGTTTAAGAATGCGGATAGGACGAGTGCGCGCCGGGTTGCGTGGCCAGATGGCAATGATTTGGTTGCTGTTGTTCCGCTGAATTTCCGAGTAAGCGTTGCCCCACAACAAGGCGTGAACCATTGCGACCTTGAAGAATACCGCGCTGGTCATTTCCGGGTTCGGTTCAAGGTGGATAAGATCATAGAGCTGACTGTCAACAGCCAAGGTCTTGCTGTCGCGACCGCCAATCTTCGAGCGCTGATAAACGTGCAGGGGAAGCGAGGACACGCCATCCGAGATGACGTTCACGCAAGCGAACACCGTGCCGACTTGCAGCGCAGTCATTTCGCTGACTCGGATGCCAGAGTCCGTTCGCCCGCCGTTACCAGTTGTTGCGGTTACGTCGCTTCCACGTAACCTCTGCATGTTCCCATGCAGAGCAGACTATCTCATCACCCGGTGCTTTTGGGGCTGTGCGCTTCGGGGTCGCTGACCCCTACTCCCTTTCGGGATAGTCGTTACACCTTCCTCATCACTGAGGCTTGGCTCGGTATTGTCCGTTCTGGAGTTCCACCGAATTCACACAGTTTATACATCTCTAAACGGTTATGTCCAAGATGTCGAGAAGCCATTCAGCCGGACCACGTTTGTGGCTTCTCTTTGTCCTCTCCGGCAAACTTACATTAAGGACAAGGGTGTTTGCGGATTTTCGAGAGAGGTTCGAACTTCAGGAACCCCACTCACTGCCGCTTTGTACATACGATTAAGCCATCCCATTGATAGCCTCCTTTCTTGCCTCGCGCCTTGCTGCTCGCGTGGCGTTTGCTTTTGCTATTGATTCTGGTGTGTGATGCTTACCGAAGAACGGATTCCTTGCGCCAGTTACCGATGCACGCAGCCGTTCTTTGCTACCACTATTCCACGTGCGTGTTACACCTTTAGCCCACCTCGCGTAGCGCATATTAGCGGTTCTTGCTGTTCGCTCTTCTGTGGTTGTGCCATCCCAACTTATATCTGCGGCGCGTTTACAGATGGCACTCTTATCTTCTGGATGTTCAGCAGCCCACTTGATTGCTGCTTCTGTTCCGAAGCGACCTTGTGGATTACCGAAGAAATAATTTGCTGGTCCAGACATACGACATGAGTGTATGTCCCGCTGCTCCTGTGACCAAGCGGTTGCTCCGATACCACCTTCACCGCCCGCAGCTAGGTTATATCCCACATCCGGATTGCGCGCATCCAGCGCAATTATCCATAATCGCTCCTGAAGGTCTAGCTGCTCGACCGAGTCCGCAGTTGCAAGCACGTCCCATTCAAAAGCGTCTGGTCCATACTTCCGCATGGCGCGGTGAAGTCGCATCTTGTCTCGTGCCGCACGCGCCTGAGCCCAGTGGAAGCGCATACGTGTGGCGACCGCCTTGATGGTCTGCCCCACGTAGTACTTGCCGTTTACCGTGTTAGTTATCAAGTAGATGAACAAGGCGGAGAGTCCCCTGTGTCCGGTTCATGTGACGGGTTACCAAGGGGTTACCTTCGTGACCTTGCGTACCGCTCCCGGCATATTATACTGGGAGCAAACCACGGAGGTGTTCCGGCTGTCAACGGCTTATAGAAATGTAATCCCCTTCGAATAATCCCAGCCAGCGGCGGCGGCCACTGTCGGGTCCTTGCAAACCAAACTCAGCGCCATAATGAGTGCGACAACGCCGTCGATCTTTTCCTTCGACTTTTCCTTGTCCGGGCGTATGTTTCCGTTGGGGTCAGTCGTTGCTGCAACGTTGCCCGCGTTCCAAGCTAGGATGGGGTCGCCGAAGTGCTCGAACTTCTTCTCCAGCACCATGCCCATCATTTCTTTCATCGGTTCACTCATTACTTGAAAGGTCATCTTGGCCTGTTCGGCCTTGAACCCAGAGTCGATGAGCTTCTTAGAAATCCACTGCGCGTTCCAAGCATCGAACGCCACACTGTGGAACTCGAACTGCTTGCTGAGCTCTATGATTTGCTTGTAGATGAACTCGTGGTCAATAACGGAGCCGGGACATGTTCCGAGGTAGCCGTCGCGCACCCACGCGTCGTAAGGCACGCGGTCCTTCTTCGTTCGCTCAGCAACGCATCCCTCGGGAACCCAGAACCACACGAGCGCGGACCAGAACGGGTCACCGACCTGCACTATCTTTTCTTCAAACTGAATAGGTCGGCGTGCCCAGAGGTCCTGCGACATCTGCGGAATCGGAATGCGCTCAGTCCGCTCTGTTACCGGCGGGAAGAGAAGAGCGAATGCTGATAAGTCGATCTTGGCCGAAAGATCAAGCCCGGCAATAGCAACTCGGTGGCGGAGACGCTCTATCGCAGCGAGACGAAGTTCCTTCGGGGAAGCCAGCGGCCCGGCGGCATTACACTTTGCCCATTTGTCCGGTGGCATCCAGCGGATCTCCTGACTTGTCCAAACGTTCAGGCGCTTGCAGAGGAAGCTGTTGAGAGCGGTCGGGTCAACGTCCGCCTTCGCAGCGGCCTCGCGCATATTTTCCATCTGCACGCTCACACCGAGGTTCGGGTTCGCCTTCGGCCAGCACTTCTCGTCTTTCCAGTCATCACCACCCTTGCCGGTGTCTTTGTCCGGCTCATCAATGCAGGCGATATAAGCAAACATGGTGTCGCCGCTTTCGACCGAGACGTTTCGCGTGAGAATGTTCTCCGCGATCTTCCTCTGCGAGAAGCAGATGCCCATCGTGTCATAACCTGCTGTGGTAATGGCGATAATCATAGGCTGCGTGCGGGAGGCAGTCGCTTCATAATAAGCGTCGTAGAGAAGCCGGGAAGGATGCTGGTGGAGCTCATCAGCAATCAGGCAATGGACGTTCTTACCATCAGCCGTTCCATAATCGGCTGACTGCGGTTCGAACTTCGAAGCGGTCTCAAGCACGCTCAGGTTAAGCCGGAAGGACTGGATCTTGGAGCGCAGCAGCGGTGACTTGTTCCGCATGCGCACAGCCTCATCGAACACGATGCGCGACTGATCGCGGCCTGTTGCGATGCTGTAAACCTCTGCACCGGGCTCATCGTCAGCAACCATCATGTAAAGTCCGATGCCTGACATGAAGGTGGTCTTGCCATTTTTGCGAGCGACTTCAATGTGAACCTCGCGAAAGCGCCGGGTCCCGTCCGCGCGCATGAACCCAAACATGTTAGCAAGGATGAATACCTGCCAAGGTTCAAGGATGAAGGGCTTGTTTGCAAAGAGCTTTCCCTTGCTGTGGCGCAGGCAACCGAAGAAGTCGACGACGTGCTGGGCAGCGGATTTATTGAAAGTGACGCCTCGTGCGGGGCCGACCTTTAGGTCCTCAATGAAGCGCCTCGCGGCCAGTTGCAGGAGCTTTCCGGCGACTATGCTGCCGGTGATGACATCTGTGGCATATTTTACAGCCACTTTGTAGGCGTCTATGCGTGGGGCAGATGGTGGGCGAATTACTAGCTCTGACACTTGGTGTATCCCCTCTTCGAAGCGCGACGATTATCTCCCGCTCGTCTCGTGCGGTTAGTTCTTTTTTTTTTCAAAATTTATATTTGAAGCCGGCGTCGAAGCCGGATGGGAGTTCCGCCAGCAATTCTTCCACGCTGGCCTCTTGAGAATCTCGTTAGCACTTACAGGAAAAGACCCTCCCTTCTTCATACTGTTTGAAGCGCTCCGCTGCGGTCCTGAGCCAAGCAACGAAGGTCGAGCAACACTTGGAGCTGACGGATGGATTCGAACCACCGACATGTCGATTACGGATCGACGGCTCTGCCAACTGAGCTACGCCAGCTAACTTGCTAAGGCCGCAGCGATGATGCCGAGCAAAAAACCGACAACGACACCTACGATAAAGCAGGCGGCCAGCACCTTGCAGAGCAATGCTCTCGCGTCAGGCATAAAAGCGTGAGGGGCGGGAACTCTCGTCCGGGACAGGACGCATTCCGCTTCTTAAATATCCCTACCACAACGCACTCTTCGCGCGGCGCACGTTGCAGACCAAGACCCATCATAAATAATTGGAGCGGAACGCGGGGCTTGAACCCACGGCCTTCTGCATGGAAAGCAGACGCTCTGCCACTGAGCTAGTTCCGCAAGAAATAATGGAGCGGCTGTGTCTCGCCCAGCAGCCTCGGACACAACTCGTTGTCCGCCGGGCGGTTGTGTTGACTGCCGCTCCCCTCGCATCTAGTCGGCCATGCTCTCCCTCTCCGCACTGGACGGAGGGAGCTGAACCCTGACCTTTCAACACGAAAACCTTAGTTGATAACTGTCTCGTCGATAGCGCTCAAATCTGGCTCATCGTTTGCCTGTGCCGCGCCAGCAGCATCACGCGAGAGAAGACCCTCATCTTCTGGTGCTTTCGACTTCTCAATCTTCAGCTTCGACCGGCTCGCCGGGGTCAGGCCGAACTCAATGAGGTAAGACTTCATCACCTTCATTGCAGTAACCTTGACCATAAACCAAGGAGCGACTTTTTCTTTGACACCGACGACGTCGCCTTCCTTGTTGATAATAGGCTCGCTCGTCCAGTTGCCATCCGCCCGGCACTTTCTGTTGGCATCTTCCCAATCAGCATAAGCGTCGCAATACATCGCCAACGCCTTGCCGTCAGTCTCCGCCAGCAAATGTAGCTGGTTAAGCAGGTCGCAAATGCGTCCAAACTCTCGCTGCGCGCAGAACGAAAGACCTCTCGGCCTTTCAGGGTAGCCAAGTTTCGGTTTCGGCTCTTCGTGGTTAAGAATCCTGTTGCCGGGGTTCCCTTCCAGTTCCTTAAGCGCTGTCGGTTTGGGGCGTCGGCTCATTTAGATAGCTTTCTTCAGAGCGGCCTCGATGTCCGAAACCAGCCCTTTCACACGCCCGTCGACAAGAGCGTCACCACTCTTCACAAGTTCTTCAATCTTTTCGGCATCCGCTTTGGCGGCGACGAGCGCCTTGGTGATGTCCGCATAAATCTTGGCGCGGACCTGTGACTCTTTCGTGCGGAGTTGCGTGAGGAACTTTAGACCAGCGGCAACAACCTCTGCCTCGGCGGCAACAGCGTCTGCCTTCAGTGACTTCCGTTCGAAGTAAGCAGTGGCGAGCAGCCCGGCAGCAACAAGAGAAACGATCTCAGCAAACATAGCGGTAGCCTCCCCGACGCACTTGTGGCGTCAATGGACCCCGGACGTGTGACGGGTCCAAGAAGAAAACCCCGGCGGGAGCCGGGGCTGATTATAGCCTACCTTGGGAAACGGGTTCTACGCCTTCGCGGCCAGCGCTTGCAGGGTTGCTTTCGCTTCGGCTACTGCCTTCTGGGCAGTGGCGACCTTTTCCGCGTAGAGTTTCGTCGCCTTGGCAGTCGCCTTGGCAATGGCAGTCGTCGCGCGTCCTTGGATGCGCTCCAGCTTGCCTTCGAGTTTCGTGAGTTCCTTCGCTGCGTTGGTGATGTCAATCGTGGCCATGTTTTGTGGGCCTCCCAGCCCTGTTGCTTTGCATGCAAATTTACTGCGCACAATAAGCTTACCTCCCGGCGCGCAGGAATGCAAGCGCTTTCTTTCGTTCCTTGAATTTGGTAAGCCATTCCTTATGCGTCTCAACTTCTCTCGTGTATGGCGTCCCCGGCGGATTCTTGGCAACTTTAAATGGTGTGAGGTCGACAACACCGGCGAGCCTCAATTCGAGTTCAATGTGCGAGCGCTTTTCTGAATTGCATTTCTGACAGAGTCGCTGTGTGTTTGCATAGCTATGTGCTCCACCAAGACTCATGGGAAGAATATGGTCAAGATTTGGCTTGTCGGGTTTGCCACAATGTTGGCATACTTTATCACGCCGAAGAACACGCGAACGATTTACGTGTTCCCATGCGACGCCAAAGCGCTTTATTCTCTCAGCTATTCCCCGGCTCTCCCCTTGACTGTTATGCTTCCGGCAATCTGGGCAGCGTCCGAAGAGCTTTCCCGGCCATTCTGTAAGTCCACAATCTGGGCATTTATGTGCGGCACGTTTTGCGTCAGTTCGTTCCCTGCATTCTCGTCGCTGTTTGTCGCTCGCACATTCTAAATTTGCATGGCACACTTCACATGGAAAGAAGCCACGCTTTGGGAGTTGATACGTGAGTGACGCCGCTGACCTAACTTGTGTTGTTCCGCAGTCGCAGCAGCATTCCCACAGGGCAGACCCATTTGAATAAGTGCCCACCCGGTCGAGCACAATGAGGTTAAGCACTCTCACGAAGTAAAAGTCTCGTTCGGCTCTCGACATGATTTGCTGATTATAGCACATCAGCGTATTGAAAATCAAGGAATTTCAAAATCCAATATGCGGTCCTATGCGTTCAAGCGGCGCGCGGCTGTCAGGCGAAGTCAAAACCAAAAATGACCCCCCTTACCCCCTCTCGCAAAGCTTTTAGAATGAGTAGGTTAGCGGCCAAGCCGGGGGTAGGAGGCGATCTCGAAGTTAAATACATGATAACAAAAGCTTTGTTGAATAAACCGTCCGGTCGGACGGTATAGCGAATGTTAACCGAATGGTAATAATCCGCCCACAGCGTGGGGGATACATGGCTGGTATCCGGGGATTTGCAGGGGTGGCCAGCGCCGGGCCACAGGTGACCGGGGCTGGGGCGCGGGCGGCAGGGTGGATACGTTGCTCGGCGGGCACTTATTCACCCACAGGGGCGTCACTGGTCGTATTACTGGCTGGGGTTTGCTTTTGACGTGCCTCACTCTACCGTTTTTTCGGGGTTTGCTCTGACTTCGGGGCCGGGGCCGGGTTCTGGGTTGCGTCACACGCGCGTTCAGTTTCCGGAGGCCGGGCTGGGGGGAGGGTGGGGATTGCTTGGTGGCGAGGCAAATGATTTATTCCACGCCACAGGATGGGGCGTGCTGGGCGCGGGCCAGCAGGATGGTAGCAACATCACGCGGGTAATCATCACGCAACAGTTCCAGTATAAGCAGGCGCGGGGCTTCTGCTTCTGTCATGCGGGTAAGTTCCCTGACGCGCGTAATCTGACGTTCGGTGATTTCTGCTGCTGTCAAATACCGAGTCACGCACTTCATGGCTTCGTCCCGCGTGCGGTAGAAACGGGCATGGAAACGGTTGATCTGCAACTCCCACAATCCAAACTTACCGATGAAATTGAGCGTCCCTTGTCTACCACCATTCAGGCTCCAAACAAATATCAACACACGGAAGGCACATATAGCAACTTCCGAACTTACCTTCACACTTACCAGTTTCCTTATAAACTCTCGTGCCGGGGGCAATTTCGTGTTGCTTCCCGGCTCCTATTCCAAAACAGGTATGCTTGGTGCGTGTGGTGACTAGAGCCGTCTTTCGGCATTCAACTTCTGCGGGAAAATCATCTCCGGCATCCGGCGTCTCGGCAACATGCTCTACTTGCCAGGGGCGCAACCAGGCAATGCCACTCAACAGTTCCCTGAGCTCTGCACCAAGAGCCTGCTCCAAGGCCACACCGCCAAGAGCTTTCATGT